CATCAAAAGACCGCGGACCGTGGTGCAGGGTCGAGCCAGCACCAGTCAAACGAGCAATCCATTGGCCAATCAACTCCGCCTCCTCAAAGCTGCAACGGCTGAGGTTGAGTCGGCCCGTGCAGTAGTTCCGCCCCTTGGTGATCAACACCCGCCCGCGATCAGCCCACAAGGAGGCAATGGCCTCCGCGCCTAGCAATTCCAAGACTGCGGCGCTGACGCGAAAGCCATCGGGGTACAGCAGCTTGAAGGCCGTCTCGAAATATTTGCTGCTCACTCGCAAGCGCCACTGCCCAGCCATCCCATCGGTTTCGGCCTCTTTAACCGGCACATAACGCGGTGCTCGGGTGGTGGGAAGAAATTGCCGCAGTCGCCGCCATTGGTAATGGGTGTAGTCCATGTTGGGCCGCGGCTGGTGAAGCTGCAGGGAATAGGAACGGCTACACAAGCAAAGTGAGCCGCGGCCCAAGCAGTACGCGAGAACGAGCCGTGTCAGGGCAGCGGATTCAACGGGGTTGAGGACAGCGCGAGAGAGGCTCACGAGGCAGGTGTTCTTCTTACACAGGCTGAGAGTATTTACCTTCCAATCACAAGCACAAGCTTCGGCCTGGACTTGCATTCATCGCCGATTTCGCGCAGGAGGCGCTATTCGCTTTGTGGATTGATTCCGATTTTCCCAAACTCCTTGGTGCCGAGCTTTATCGGCCCCACCCGACGTACGTTGCTGAACTGGCGATCGAGCCTGTCGTTGTGCACGACTTCAGCAAAATGCCCGGTCAGACCGTGCAGCTGGATCGCTATTCCTACTGGGGCGCTCCCGGCTCCAAGGAATCCCGCGAACGCACCCCTGATCAAACAATCGGTACTGCGTCGTCCCGCAACATTACCAAGCAGAAGGTCTTGGTAACGCTCAAAGAATATACCGGACCCGCAGACTCTACCGAGCCCGATCAGCCCAGCACCTTTAAGGTGTCCCGGGAAAATCTGATGACAGCTCAGCGTCTTCTGATCGATACGGGTAACCTTGGGGTTTTCCATCAATCGATTGGAAGCTTAACGCTTTTGGACGATTACCGCCGCTGGCGTGATCGGGTCTTTATTAACGAGCTGTATAAATCTTACAGCCGAGGCAAAGCCGATAACGAGCAGGGTGGTTACTACTTCCCTGGCGGCCTGAACGAAGCAGAACTGGCCACTCCTGGCTATGACGTTTCGATTGCTGGCGGCAACGACAACGCCAAGTTCTCCGTCAAGGAAGACTTGCTGACGGTCGTCAAAGACATGCGCTCCCGCAATGTCCCGACTTTCCAGGACGGCTACTACCGCGCCCTGGTTGACCCCGAGTTCATGATGCACATGCGTCAGGACTCCGACTTCCGTGAGATCGCTCGTTACAGCGGCCTCGGTCAAGTCAATCCGATGCAGCCCTTCCTGCAACCCAACGCCTCCAACTACCTGGGAATGGGGCCTGCCTATGGCCAAGCCGGCTTTGTCGGCGGTGCTCCCTCGATGCCGACTGGATTCCTGTTTGAAGGCGTCCGGTTCTTCGAAACCACCAACATGCCCGAGTACAAGTACAACGTCGCCATCAAAGGCGCCAAAGGCTTTACTGGGTCTACGGCCAAGTCCAGCCGCGCTGCCTGCGGCATGTTCTTCGGCATTCAGGCCATCGGTATTGGCATCGGCGGTAACAACGCTCAGGTGCTGATCAACAGCAATGACGACTTCTCCCGTTTCGTCATCCTGATCTGGTCCCTGTTTGCAGGCTTCGAAACCCTGAACATGGACTTCACCACCATCGCTCACAGCTTCATCTATTCCACGCCCTGAGCAACCAGGAGGCCTAGCTAACACTCACGAGGTTTTTTTCCAATGGCTGAGACTTACAAGAAAATTTACCCGGGAAACTGGGTAGCGGGCATCAATGCCTACCCCTTGCCCAACGCTGACTTCACCAAGAACAAGCGTCCCTCTGGTGATCCCCATGACCGACAGCAACAGGGCGTTCTATGCCTGCCTGGTGTCATCGCCGTCCAAAAAGTCGGCTTTGTTCATGTTTCCGCCGGCGCTCCTGGCGCTGGTAATGGCGTGGTCAGCTATGACATCACCATTGGCAGTCCTGACACTCGAGGCGATGACAAGCCTCGGGCTGATGTCAAGGGTCTGATTGTTCCTGCTAGCGCCAGCGTGTACCGCATCGGTCTTCGGGTGCCTCGCCTCGGCGAGCAACCCGGCTACTTCAGCTCGGGCGCCAAGGATGCCACCACTTCTGAGGCGTCTGGCGTTGTGGCAAGTGCCGGCGCCAAGCTGTGGCTTGAGGCCAAGGCTGCCACCCCTATCGCTGCACCCGGCGACAATGGCGCTATCACTGCAACCGGTGGACACACCGGCCCAATGACTGTGTCAGATCGCGGTGATTTTGATGCTGGTGCATCGAGCACAGTGCGTATCACCGCTGTCACCACCACCGCTGAGCTGGAGTACAAGCTCTACAGCGACAAAGGCGGCTTGGGTTGCGACTTCCTTGGCGGCTGCTATCTGATCGCTGAGGTTTGCTACCTTGTCGACGACAAGGTTCCTAGTATCGATCATCTGATCCTGCCAGGAGCCAAGTACAGCGGCTACACCGGCTGATTACCTGGGCAGCTAGGCCACAACGGTCTATGCTGCCTTTGGATGCTCATGCGGTTGAATGCCCTGCCATCACGGCAGGGCTTTTTTTGTGGCAGCACAGGCAGCGCTTCTACTCTTGTGACCAGTCAGTAACAAGTCATCGTGAGCCCTCAGGTCTACCAGGATCGAAAAACTGGCAAGCGCGTTTTGCAAGTGGGCGGGCCAAGCTCTGAGGAGATCACGATGGTTCGCGGCAGCGATGGCATCGTCTATTACGCCTCGCTCTCGCAGTTGATGCCTTGCGATGAGACAGGTAAGCCAGATTTTGATGCCGCCTACGAGCGGCCTGATGAGCCGGAGGAAGCAATCCCGGCACCGGTAATTGACATCATCGAAACCAGGTTAAACATCAACGCGGCCACTGCTGAGGAAATTGCCCGGCGCATCCCAGGCCTTGGCTATCGCACTGCCAAGAAGCTCAAGGATCTACAGCTTTCTCTGCCTGGCGAGGTGTTCCGCAACTTGGATCAACTCAAGCCCGCCAGCACCCGCGCAAATTGGGACGAGATTTTCAAAAGCAACCAACTCTTCCTCGGCTAGCGCCAGGAGAGGCCGCCGGTTGCTTCAAGAATGCGTGTGCCGACTGAGGTGTCCGCGGGACCAGGGACAGCCATGATGAACTCAGCACCGCTGCGTTCAATGGCGTAGCGGCGTACTTCTTCACGCCGGTAGTTGGAGACAAAGAGTGATTCAGCAAGGCGATCACATTCTCGAAGATAAACCTCTCGGTATTGAGAATCTGCATTAAGTGGATCGCTGATTTCAATCGAGCGGTTGCTATCTCCGAAAATACGTTGTGTTCTCGACGGAGCCATTTGCCCCGTTGTTCCAACACCTTTCATCACCTCTGACGCATCCCACGCTCGATCACACCGGTCCAGTTGATTGGTGATTCTGCCGTACCAATGTGAATCGGGAATGCGGTTTACCGCCTCCTCAAACCGCGCCATGTCACCAGCACTTACCTGGCTGCCGACATTGAGGCCCAGGTGAAACGCCGCACGGCTGATGTCAAGATCACTCAGGCGCACAGCGCTGCAGGCAACTACCACAAGGGTAGGAGCGCAGGCCGCCCATACCCTGGCGGCAGGGATGATTTTGAGCTGAATGGCGTTGCGTGATTGGAACTCTCCGGCATGGAACAGCCCGAGTGTTGTCACCCCCGCGCAGTTGAATGCGCTGCCCCATGACGGGAGGGGAGTACCCAACTTGAGGGCTCCGATAGCTGCTGCTTCTGCTCATGGGGCTCGTCCCAATGGGGTGGGTGAGAGCCTTTCCCCAGGCGCCCTCGCAGCGATCAAGCAGATGGGCAAAGCCAGCCCCACTGGGGCCAGCCCCACTGGGGTCAACCCCACTGGGGCAAGCCCCAAAGGGGCGGGATCCAAACCCCCCGGCCCAAAGGCCGGTACTTGGGGTGGACCTACTGTCGCCACTGTCGCTCAGCTCAAGTCGCCTAGTGCAGACAATCACAGCGGCGATATCGGCCGTATCCTCGACACGGATCGCGAAGCTCGTTGGGGTGAACAGCTGGTAGCTACAACGACTCCTGCTGCCAACTACGAAAAGTCGCCGTTCTCACCATCGGCAAACGCCTCCATAGTCAGGGCCAACGTGGCGCCTGATGACGGCACCCTCGCTGATCGTCGCCG